GGAGAAGTGGTGATGGATCCGTTCCTGCGTAAATTATACGTTGATATGACCAACGACGAGTACAACGCCTTCCGTCCGCGTGAGGATGACGTCGAAGGCCCGATGTACAGCGACGAAACAATCTTGCGGGCATTACGGGCGTTAGAGCAGACCGAAGAAGGCACGCCGGAGCGCAACTACATGGTTGAGATGATGCGCAAGCACGGGCCACGCGCTGGAGTACCTTTCGGCGAGACATACCCACAAAGCCACGAAGCCGGCGAGGATAAGTTTAGTAACTTACTTGAAGATTTTAGAGAATCTAGAAGAGAGGGTGATTTACTTGGCCAAGTTGCCGCTGGCGGTAAGGGCGTTATGGCAATTGCAAACCCTCTTAATGCAGGCCCGACAACTTCAGGCTTTATGAAGGGATTGCTGCGCTACATGATGGAGCGGGGTGATTAATGGCTACTCCAGAAGAGATAAGACGCGCTAGAGAAGCAACCGCTTACGGCGGATTGTTTAATAACTTTTTTGCAACAAATCGTGCATATAGAAACCGCCTTGCACAACAGGGTCGCCGTCCCGTTCTTGGCGGGTTACTTTCTAAAGAGCCTGTTATGGGTACTGACACGCTGCGTTACGAGGGCATACGTCCTTTTGTGGGTAACCTGTTGGAGCCTTTCATTAAAGGTGGGGACACTATCAGAGCGTCCAGAGCAGGCTTGATCCCGCAAGAGGATATGCTCGGTGAGGCGTTCGGCGCTGCTGGCGCCGCAATGCTTGGAGGAGGTTTCGCGCCTAAGCCTGCGGGATCGTTGGGCGCAAATACGCTGCGTGTTTATCATGGCGGTGACTACAAAAAGGGTGACGCTATAGAGGCACCCTTCTTTGTCACCCCAAACAAAAAAGGTGCGCAATGGTTTGCGGATGAAAATGATGGCACAGTCACGCAGTATTCAGCAGACATCAAAAATCCTTTTATAATTGGCTCAAAGCAAGACAATGACAATTTTTTTGATTTACTTAAAAGGAACGACATTGATCCTGAAGAGCTAGAAGACTTAATTTCCGATAATTCGCCTTATGATGGTTCTAACATTTTAGACGCGGCATATGTGCCAGAGGTTCGCGCAGCGTTGCAGCGTGAGGGGTATGACGCGCTCTACAATCCATCTGACGTGCTAGAAAACACTAATATACCTGCATATGCAGTCATTGATCCAAAAGTTTTGTCAGCCAACGCTTCACGCGCTGCTGGCGTTTTAGCGACGATCGGTGACAACGGAGGCCCGCCACTTGATAAACCGCTTACGAAAGAGCAGCTCGACCCGCTTGGTTACCAGAAAACTAAAATGCGTCGTCCATTTTCCGAGGTTGAGGTGCAGCAAAGCGATTTAGGCGAGAACTTGGCACGAAAGCCTATGAGCTGGGAAAATATGGAAGGCAATGTGATATTGCCTTTTTACGGGGATCGCACATCGCGCGGCTTGCTCGTTGAGGGCGTCAATGATTACAAGTTTGATGCGCCAGTGTATACCGAGGGCGGAGTTGACTTTAAAGTTGGCCCAGCAGCCCAAAAAGATCGTGCAATTTGGGCATCCAATCAAAATATTATTACGCGATTATCAAAAGAAGCCGATAAGGCTCAACGTGACTTCGGTGGGCGTGATATTCTTGGGGTAACTGGCAGCATGGCGCCTGATGCAAACGATTTTGCAACATTTACAGGTGAAGCCGCAGCAGAGCTTGTTAAAGGATCAAAAATTACCAAGAAAACAGCAAAAGAATTTGACGCTACTATGAAAGCGTTAGACCCCACATTTGTTGGCTTACTTTCTCCAGATTTACGTGACTGGGTTAAAAACACGTCATCGCCAAATCGCAAATCGTTTATTCGCTTAATGGATAGCCGACCAATGCAGGATGCTGGCCTACCTAGCCCCGCGGAAGTTCGCAAAAGCGTTACAGACCCCACGCAGTACGAATTGCCAGCGGGTATGTTTGGTCTAGGAGTTAGCCGTATTGATACTGGCGCTCCTTTAAGGTTCAACACCCCTAAAGGTGACAAGCCTGCCGCAAATGTGCCGCATTCAACATATAACACTCAAATTACTGGTGATTATATCGGATCATTACCACCCGTTCCACAGAGGCTTATTTTTAAAGACGTTTACGACGCAATTAGTGGTAAGCTAGACAAGCGTGGAAACCCACTTACAGAAGCCAACATGACACACGCAATTAAGACTAAGATGCCCGCGCAAGAGCTAACGCCGCAAATCATTGACGGCATTTTGAATTACTTGGCGAGACAGGAGCGCTAACATGGACTACGAAATCAACGAACTGGCGGCGCAACTAGAAGCCGAGCTAAATCCTAACCAGATGGACGACGACGAGCTGCAAGGCATCGTTGGCAAAGAGATCGACGACGCAATCGACTTTATTGACAACTGGATCTCGCCAATACGCGCCACGGCCACTGAGTATTACCGCGGCGAGCCGTTCGGCAATGAGGAAGAGGGCCGCAGCCAAGTTGTCAGCATGGACGTGCGCGACACCGTGCAGGCGATCATGCCGTCACTGATGCGCATTTTCCACGGCACCGACCGCACTGTTGAGTACGCGCCCCAAGGGCCAGAGGATGTCGCGGCTGCGAAGCAGGCGACAGAATACGCGAACTACATCATCAATCGCGACAACAACGGCTTCCTGCATATCCACGCGGCGTTTAAAGACGCACTGATCCGTAAGGCTGGCATACTGAAATGTTACTGGGACGACCAGACGCGCTTTGAGACGCATGATCTATCTGGCCTCGATGACAACGGCTTAAACGCCATTATGGCCGACCCTGACGTTGAGGTAGAGATTGTCGCGTCCGAGCCTATCGGAGAGCCTCAGATTGACCCCATGAGCGGCCAGATCATGCCCCCGCCTATGATGCACGCCGTGCGGGCGACTTACACATATCCGGATGGCCGTGTGAAGCTAGAGGCAGTGCCTCCGGAAGAGTTCCTAATTTCGCGTGAAGCGAAGTCTCTTGAGGACAGTGACTACGTCGCGCACCGCCGCATCGTGACCGTCTCAGAGCTTGTGGCGATGGGATACGATTACGACGAGGTGTCAGACCTTGGTTCCGCGTATGACGACATGGAGACAAACATTGAACGCTACACGCGTAACAAGTCTCTCACTAACGAGATGAACGAGCGCAACGATCCGGCGATGAAGAAGGTGCTCTACGTCGAAAACTACATCAAAGTGGATTACGACGGCGACGGCATTGCCGAGCTGCGTAAAGTCTGTACTGCTGGTGACGGTAAAAAGATACTTATGAATGAGCCGTGCGCGATGCTGCCGTTCGCCGTGTTCTGCCCCGATCCCGAGGCCCACGACTTCTTCGGCATGTCGATCGCGGATACCGTCATGGACATCCAGCGCATTAAATCGTCGATCATGCGTAACACGCTTGACAGCTTGGCGATGTCGATCCACCCACGCGTCGCAGTGACCGAGGGAATGGTTAACATTGATGACGTCATGTCGACAGAAGTTGGCGCTATTATCCGCCAGCGTTCCGCCGGTCAGGTGCAGCCACTATCTATGCCATTCGTTGGCCAGCAGGCATTCCCAGTTCTGCAATACATGGACGAGATCAAAGAGGCTCGCACAGGCATCTCAAAGGCGTCTATGGGCTTAGACGCGGGTGCTTTGCAGTCATCCACCGCAGCGGCTGTTCAGGCGACTGTTTCGAGCGCTCAGCAACATATCGAAATGATCGCGCGCATCTTTGCCGAGACAGGCATGAAGCAGCTTTATCGCATTGTGCTGCACTTAATCACGACGCATCAGGATCAGCCGCGCATGGTGCGCCTGTCAAACGAGTTTATTCCGATTGACCCGCGCACATGGAACGCCAATATGGACGTTTCAATTAATGTCGCGCTTGGCCGCGGTACGGACACTGAGCGCATGATGATGCTGCGACAAATTGGCGAGATGCAGAAAGAGGCCATGGCGACCATGGGGCCGGTGAATCCGTTGACCGACATGCAGAAGCTGTCAAACACGCTGAAGGCGATGACGGAGCTTGCGGGCTTCAAGGACGTGTCGCAATTCTGGTCAGACCCATCACAGTTTCAAGCGCCACCACAAGAAGACAAACCAGACATCAACGAGCAGCTTATTCAGGTGCAAATCCAGCAAATTCAGGCGGACATCCAGAAGAAGGCTGCCGAATTACAACTTGGCCGCGAGAAGATGTTCATGGAGGACGATCGCAAGCGCGACGAGCTAGAGGCGGAGCTGTACGTCAAGGCAGAAGAGATGCAGGCGAAATACGGCACGCAGCTTAACGTCGAGAAAATCCGGTCGGATATGGCGATCAATCGCGAAGTTATGAAGGCGCAAGCCGATCTGATTAAGGATGCAGCGCGTGAAGAGTAAGCAACAAATCATAGACGACGGGCACGAGGCTGCCCGTCTTATGCGTGACACAGATTTCATTCGTTTCATGGATGAGATCGAGCAGGATTGCTGGGAGGAGTTCAAGGCAACTGAAGCCAGCGATAACGGTGCCCGAGAGGGCATTTACATGAAACTGCGCGGCGTACAGGCGGTTCGCCAGAAGCTGCGCGCAATGGAAGATAATGCGACTATTGAAAAAAAGACAAAATAGCGCATAATATGGAGATTAAGGATGTCAGAAGCCAACAACCCGTTAGGGACTGATCTGCAAACCGCCCAAAATGCAATCAGAGCCATGCTCACGCCTGAAGAGGATACCGTGACGGAGCCTGATGCGCTTGAGGCCGAAGCCGTAGAGGCGGACGCCGAAATGCCAGAGGACGCTGAAGAGTACTCTCAAGAGTACGATACAGAGTACGAAGGCGATTCTGAAGCTGAAGAAGATGCCGGCGAGCAGGACGACGCATCCTTCGACTTACTATCGGCCACGGTCGAAGTAGATGGAGAAGAGATTACCGTTGAAGAGCTTAAACGCGGAAATCTAAGGCAGCGGGATTACACACGCAAAACTCAAGAGTTAGCCGAGGCGCGCAAGCAGCTCGAGGTAAACTACGAAGAGATACAGCGTGAACGTGCTCAATATGCTCAGATGTTGCCTGCGTTGCAGGAGCGTTTGCAGCAGCCGGTCGAACAGGAGCCAGACTGGGACACTCTGTACGATACAGACCCTACGATGGCAGCGAAGGCAGAGCGCCAGTGGAAAAAGCAGCAAGAAGAGCGGCAAGCTCAATTGCAGGCGGTTGAAGCTGAGCGTCAGCGCATGGCGGGGTTAGAGCAGCAGCGTCTTGAACAGATGCAAGCTCAATACTTCGAACAGCAGCGCGAGTTACTGCCTGAACTCATTCCTGAATGGCGTGACAACTCTGTCGCGTCTAAAGAGGCCAAAGACATCCGCGGTTTCCTCCTGAAGGAGGGTTTCAGCGAACAAGATGTCAATGGTCTAACGAATGCTACGCTTGTGAAGTTAGCGAGGAAAGCGATGTTATACGATCAAGGTCAGACACGCGCAACGGAGGCGAAGAGAAAGCCGAAGACGCAAAAGACCAAGACACTCAAAGCTGGTTCTCGAAGCACACAGCCTAGACCGAAGAGTGAGCAAACACAGGCGCTTCAACGCGTTCGTCAAACTGGCCGTGTGCAGGATGCCGCGGCTGCAATCAAAACTCTACTTTAGGAGGCCATTATGGCAATCGTAGCAAATACCTTTACATCGCATAGTGCGATTGGTATCCGCGAGAGCTTGGCAGATGTAATCGCCAATATTTCGCCTGAAGAGGTTCCTCTTCAATCTAACATCGGCTCAGAAAATGTGTCTAACACATACTTTGAGTGGCAGACTGACAGCTTGGCGGCGACGTCAACTACAGCCCGCATCGATGGTGACGATGTCTCATCTTTCGATAGCACATCAGCAACAACTCGCGTTGGTAACTACACGCACATTCTACGCCGCACATTGATTGTCGCAGACAACATGGGCGCGCAGGATTTGGCGGGCCGCAATGACGAATTGGCATACCAGCTCGCTAAGCGCGGAAAAGAGCTTCGCCGCGATATCGAAGCGGTTTTGACTGACAATAACGCACAAGTGGCTGGCAACTCGTCAACAGCTCGTGAGACAGGCGGCTTAGGCGCTTGGGTTGCGACAAACGAGAACGTCGGCACAGGCGGCGGCTTGACAACTGGCGACGGTACAACTGCTCGTACAGATGGCACGCAGCGCGACTTCACTGAAGCGATGTTGAAAGATGCAATGCAGCAAGCATTTACATCTGGCGGTCAGCCAAGCATCTTGATGGTGGGCCCACACAACAAGACAGTTGTGTCAGGCTTCGCGGGTATCGCGGCACAGCGTTACCAAGCGCCATCAGACAGCCCAACCACCATTATTGGTGCGGCTGATGTGTATCTCAGTGATTTCGGGACGCTAAATGTGGTCGCAAACCGCTTCTCCAGAGAGCGGGATGCATGGCTACTCGACCCAGAGTACGCATCTGTGTGCTACTTACGTCCAATCCAGCAAGTTGAGCTTGCGAAGACTGGTGACGCTGAGAAGCGCATGGTCTTGGCAGAGTTCGGCTTGAAAGTGACAAACGAAGCTGCTCACGCAGTTGTCGCGGACTTGAACGTATCATAAGTTCGGCGGGGCGGCTTCGGTCGCCCCTCTCGCTTTTGGAGGCACTGATGAAGCGAATTTTTAGCCAAGATCCGGTGACAGGCATCACCAAGTATTGGCATGTGACAGACAAGGGAGAATACGTTGTCGAGACGCAGCAGGACGTCTCCGCGATCGCCGAGGCGAACAAGCGTCAGTACAACGACACGCCGGATAGATACCGAGACGTCAACAAGGTGGCGTCTATACCTCTTTCCGTGTATTATGAGCTCAAACGTAAGGGCATCGCCGACGATCCGAAGGCGCTGCGCAAGTGGTTGAATGACCGCGACAACCAAGTATTTAGGACAAGGGCGGGCACGCTGTGAGCATTACAACTTATTCCGAGCTGAAGACATCGATCGCCAACTGGCTTGATCGGGACGACCTCACAAGCGTCATCCCCGACTTTATTATGCTGGCGGAGCATCAGATGGAGCGTTCTATCCGCCACTACAAAATGGTCGAGCGGTCATCTGGTGCGCTTGACAGCCAGTACAGCGCAGTTCCCGCCGACTGGCTCGAGACAATCCGTTTTAGCATCACCGACAATAACACGAGCAAAGTAGAGCAGACGACAGTCTCGGATCTCATGGATAAGCGCGCTGCCGGCCTTAATCAGACCGGCTTGCCAAAGTTCTACGCTCACGTCGGCGAGACGTTTGAGCTTTACCCAACGCCAGACCAGACCTACACGATTGAGCTGCTATACTATCAGAAGATACCGGCGTTATCTGACAGCCAGACGACTAACTGGCTTCTGGGAGACGCTCCTGACGCTTATTTGTATGGATCGCTATTGCAGGCGGCGCCATATCTTGGCGAAGACGAGCGCGTCAATGTGTGGAGTAATCTATACACAACGGCGGTTACATCACTTAACGCGGTCAACGAAAAAACTCGTCATTCCGGTACAGCCTTGCGCATGAGGCTCGCGGCTTACTAAAACTTTAAAAATGCGCTATAGTGTGCGCAGATATATCTAGGAGATCAACATGAGTTTCTCAGACTACTTGGAAACAAAGGTGCTAGACCACGTTTTTGCTGGCACTGCATACACGGCACCATCTACGCTGTATGTTGCGCTATTCACGGCTGCACCATCAGATAGCGGCGGTGGCACTGAAGTATCAGGCGGTGGTTACGCGCGTCAGACAATCGCGTTCACAACGTCAGGCGATACAACGTCAAACAACGCTGCGGTGGAGTTCCCGACAGCTACGGCGAACTATGGCACGGTTACGCATGTGGGCATTTACGATGCATCATCTGCGGGTAACTTGATGGCATGGGCTGCACTGACATCATCTAAGACGATTGAAACGGGTGACGTGTTCCGCATACCAAGCGGAGATTTGGACATAACGCTCAACTAGGGGCTGACGCATGGCCTACGGTCAGGGTTTATATAGTACATGGTTTTACGGGGTAGATGGCAACTACATTGATGCGTCTGCCTCTATTTCTGCGTCAAGTACAACCACGGCTGCGGCACAAGTTACCGTTAAGGGCGCGGCTGCACTTACAGCTACAAGCACAACATCAGTTGATTATCTGCGCGTTGTTGAGCGAAGCGTACCGATTAACGTACTGGCTGAAATGGTGCCAATTGGCGCGATCAACGCTGCTGGTTCTGCTGTTGTTACTCCTAGCCTCACAGTTACTGGCGGTGCGATCCGCGTTGCACAGTCTAGCGTACAGGTAAGCCCAGAGCTAACCATAGCAGACATCACAGAGCGCGTTCGTGAGGTTTCGCTGGGTATGTCAGCAGAGGTCACGTTTGCGGCTTCTGCGAACTACACAGCGGCTGGTGCGAGTGCTATTGATGCTGCGGTCACAACTGTGGCGACATGTAACAGAGTTCAAAGCACTGGTTCTAACGTGTCTGTGGCTGCACTGTTTGCGGCATCTGCGCGTGAGAAGTGGGAGCTAATAGTTGACCCGACAGACACTTGGACACCGCTTGCGGATGACAGCGTTACTTGGACAGAGTTGCCAGTAAGGGCGGCATAAGGAAAAAGACATGGTTACATATACAACGACATATAACCTGAAAAAGCCTACAGTTGCTGATGATGAAGATGTCTGGGGTGGCTACCTAAACGACAGCATGGACTTGATTGACGATGTCCTTGACGGGACAACGCCTGTCACTGGCATTGATATTAACTCTGGTACTATTGATAACACTGTGATCGGCGGCACTACACCTGTCGCTGGTACGTTCACTGCTCTGACTGCAAATACATCTCTTGGCGTTACTGGCAACATCACTGTGTCTGGCACTGTTGATGGCGTTGATATCGCGACACGCGATGGTGTCCTAACAACAACCACAACAACTGCAAATGCTGCGCTGCCTAAAGCTGGCGGCACAATGACAGGAGCAATTACGTTCGCTGCTGGCCAGACGTTTGATGGACGCGATGTTTCTGCTGACGGTGCAAAGTTAGACGGGATTGAAAGCGGTGCAACTGCGGATCAAACAAAGGCTGACATTGATGCGTTGGGCATTGCGGCAAGCACTGCGGCAACACTAGCAACTGCTCGTAATATTGCACTGACTGGCGATGTCTCTGGTTCTGCGTCTTTTAACGGTTCTGCGAATATCAGTATCACAGCAACCGTTGCGGATGACAGCCACAACCACATCATTGCAAACGTAGATGGATTACAGTCTGCGTTAGATGCAAAACTAGCAAGTTCATCTTACACTGCATCTGATGTATTGACGAAGATCAAAACAGTAGATGGCTCTGGCTCTGGCCTAGATGCTGATACGCTAGATGGCCAGCAAGGTAGTTATTATTACCCTGCGTCAAATCCAAATGGATACACAACAAATGTTGGTGACATTACAGGCGTTACAGCAGGTACAAATTTAACAGGTGGTGGCACATCTGGCTCAGTTACTTTAAATGTTTCGTCATCTCCTACCTTTTCTGGTGTAGTTCTGGCAGAGAGCTTGCAAGAAGATTACGATGCTCTGTCTGGTACTTCACCCGCTCCAGACGCAGATAATGCTGGTGCGTTCAGTTTGACAATGACGGGTAATACCACGTTCACCTTTGGCAGTGTTACGTCAGGGCGTTCGGTAGGTTTTGTCCTTCAACTAACAGGCAACGGCTCAACGGTCACATGGCCTAGTTCAGTGGATTGGGCTGGCGGTACTGCTCCTGATGCACCCGCAAGTGGTGAAACTGATATCTTAGTTTTCTGGACACGCGATGGCGGTACAACATGGTACGGCGTTCAATCCATAGACGCAGCGGCATAAAAGCAGTAAGATGCCGATAAGCAAAGGAACTTGACATGGCAAGCACTTGGACAACCAACATAGCGATAGAAAAGATCGCAGACGGTGAAAAGACAGACACATGGGGCCAGATCACCAATCGCAACTTTGACATCGTAGACCGCGCGACAAGCGGCGTTGGCACGATTGATCTGTCTAGCTCTGGTGCGGTTCATACACTAAGCACAACGGATAGCACAGTTGGCGATAGCCTAGATGACGGACAGTACCGCGTTTTGGTGCTTTCGGGTGCCACAGAGGCTTGCACAATCACTGTCAGCCCAAATGATGCTTCTAAGTTTTACCTTGTAGACAATGACAGTGGATATGACGTTACATTCTCGCAGGGTACAGGTGCTAACGTCACGATTTCTAACGGCGCGACAGGCGTGATCTACTGCGATGGCGCGGGTGCGGGTGCAGCGGTCAAGGCAATTATTGACGAAACAACGCTTACTACTCTTGGCATTACGGCAACGGCGGCAGAGCTAAACTACAACGACATAACAACGCTTGGCACCTCTGAAGCAAGCAAAGTTGTAACCGCAGATGCAAATGGCGTTGTTACGTTTGATAATGGCATTACTGAAAAGTTCACGGCGGTTACATCATCTAGTAACTCCACAACTGTAGATTTGCATGATGGCACAGTGTTTAGCCATACGCTTACGGAGAACACTACATTTACTTTTAGTAATTCAGCGGCATCAGGAAAAGCATCTGGATTTACTCTGAAGATAGTTCAAGACGCAAGTGCTAGTGGTTACACAGTAACATGGCCTAGTTCAGTGGATTGGGCCAGCGGTACTGCCCCAACACTAACAGACACAGCCAGTGCAGTAGATCAGTTTATGTTTTACACGCATGACGGTGGCACCACTTGGTATGGGTTTGTGTCAGGTCAAGACTTGGGGTGATTTGAAATGAGCGTTTGGAAAAAAATGATTATGGCTGCTCCCGCTGCTGGGCCAAGCACTGGTTTATTTGGGGGCGGTTATGCTGGTGGTTATATTAATGTAATACAGTCAATAGATATAAAAAGTGCTGGTAACTCAAGCGATTTTGGGGACTTAACACAAAGTAGAGGATACTTAGCTAGTTTTAGTTCTAGCACTAGGGGTTTGTGGTCAGGCGGTTACTCAGGTAGTTTTGAAAACATTATAGACTATGTGACTATTGCATCTGCGGGGAACGCGACTGATTTTGGAGATTTAACATACGCCCCTTATGGAAATAAAGGTTTATCAAACGAAACTTACGGTCTAACGATAGCAGGGAGAGCTACATCACCTGTACGAACAACAAACTCCACAACTATAGCCACAACTGGCAACGCCACAAACTTTGGAAACATTATATCAGCACAAACGGCGGGTTCCGCTTGTTCGTCAACTACTCGCGGTCTTTACGGCGGCGGCGATTATGGCGTAACAAATCAAATTCAGTATACTACAATTTCAACGACAGGATCGTGGTCAGATTTTGGCGATCTTATTACGCCTGTTTCATTTTTGGCTGCTACGTCTTCTAACACGCGAGGAGTATTTGGCGGTGGTGCTAATTATGGCAGCACTTTAACAAATGTAATTCAATATGTAACAATTGCGTCTACTGGAAATGCAACAGACTTTGGTGATTTAACAACAGGCACTTATGATCTAGCCGCCACATCGGACAATGAAACAGGTATCTTTGCTGGAGGCGGTGTTTTTGCTAGTGTCAACACCATACAATCAATTACAATTTCATCTACTGGAAATGCATCAGACTTTGGAGATTTGCTATCAGCAACTGTAGGCTTGGCGGGATGCTCTGATAGTCACGGTGGTTTATAATAAAAAGAGCAATAAGAAAGCATATGAAAGACACTCTTGAAGAAACACATCTAGTTACGCAAGACATAGAAATTCAGCTTCCAGCGGCGAAGCCTGAATATAAATCTATGTTGGCAAACATTGCGGAGAAAGCCCCCGCAATACGCCAAGCCTCTAGCAATTTTTACAAATCGCACTCGCAGATGATGTCGGTGACGTTAGACGTTACGGCGATTACACCAATCCGATCTATAAAGCATAGCCTTGCAGAGATTGAAAGAACCAAACAAGCACTGCAAGAAAGCTATTTCCGTATGAGAAAGGATGAGATTAAACTCAAAAAACTAGAGCGTAAACTGCGAGCAGAGACAGATGATATAGAGCGTGAAATGCTTGAGGTAAAGATTAACGAAAAACAAGCGCAGGCAGCAAGCTCTCGTAACTATGTTGAGGGCGGAATACGCAAGCTAAACTTCTTTAGTAATCAGTATGAAAATCTGATGAAAAAGATCGGGAAAGACGAGTTGACCGAAGAAGATTATGAGCTAGAAGAAGTTAAATACCATATTATGACTTGTATGAAGCAAGCTCTAAACGCAGCGCGTAGCCGTGGCGGCATGATAGATGAGGGAAACCTAATCTATGTGTTTGATTTAGGGATCAACGCAGCGCAAGCGCAGGCAGAAGTTTATGCTTATCTTGAATGGGAAAACGATCTTATAAAGCAAGGCAAGGCACCAGAGCATCACCACACCGTGCAGTGGCTGGAGGCTTGTGCGGAGAAATGGGCGCACTGTCCAAGTGACTTTGCAGCAAGCCGTGGCTTTGCTATATTAGATAAAGCGTCTTTAGCCAACACTCCGCAATTAGAGAGTAAAGGTGTCGCATAAAGTTGTAACATATCGCTACAAATCAAAGGAGTAGTAAAAATGTATGTTAAGGTTACAAACGGTTTGCCTGAGATATACTCAATCGGGCAACTACGCCGTGACAATCCTAATACGTCTTTTCCAAGAACTTTGTCTGAAGGAACGCTTGCTTCATACAATGTGTTTCCACTCTCACCAACTGATCCCCCTGCGTATGATTATACAAAAAACGTGGTTGAAGGTACACCAGAGTTGGTAGGTGGGGTATGGACACAAGTTTGGTCAGTCAGTGATGCCTCCAGTGAAGAAATTGCAAGAAGGATTGAAGGTCAATCTGCGCAATCAAGAGAAAAGCGCGATAGACTTATTTCTCAAACTGATTGGTGGGCATCATCCGACTTGACTATGACTGCTGAACAAACAGCTTATCGCCAAGCATTGCGTGATATCACAAGCCATGCAAACTGGCCTCACTTAAACGACGACGATTGGCCTACTAAACCATAAGGATACGCCATGCCTTTAGTCCCGCTAAATATCCCCAAGGGGCAGTACGCAAACGGCACAGAGTATCAGTCTCAGGGTCGCTGGCGTGACGTAAACCTAGTGCGCTGGCATGAGGACAGTTTACGTCCTGTCGGTGGCTGGAGGCCACGCGCACAGTCGGATAATACATCTGTAGATGCAGGCGGTGTTGTTCGCGGTGTTCATACTTGGATAGACAATGACGGTGCGCGTTATGCGGCGTTTGGATCGCATGATACTGTAACCGCAATGCTTGAAAGCTCCGTCACGGCAGACATTACGCCTAGTGGGCTTACAACAGGTCGTGTAGACGCAACGGTCAACACTGGCTTTGGCTCTGGCGGCTGGGGCTTGTTCGGCTGGGGTGTAGCGCGTCCAGACTTAGGTTCTATTCTACGCGCAACTACATGGTCGCTAGATAACTGGGGTGAGGAGCTAATAGCGTGTTCATCGGACGATGGCGTTATTTACTCTTGGGACTTGAATACGGCTAATGATCTCACTGCGGTGACAAATGCGCCTACGGGCTGCACGGCGGCATTCGTAACAGAGGAGCGTTTCTTGGTTGCTCTTGCGGCAGATTATAGCGTGTCGGTAGCGTCATCTAAGCGTGTGGCATGGTCAGATCAGGAAGATTACAACACATGGACAGCGGCGGCGACAAACCAAGCTGGTGACATTGAACTGCAAACTAACGGCACGATCTTGGCGGGTGTACGCACACGCGGTCAGTCTTTGATCCTTACAGACCAAGATGCGCATACAATGACATACCAAGGCCCACCTTTTGTGTACGGCTTTGAGCGTGTTGGAACTGCATGTGGGTTGATTGCAGCGGGTGCATATGCCTCTGTAGACGCTGGCGTGATCTGGATGGGTCGTCGTAGCTTCTTTATTTACTCTGGCGGTCAGGTGCGTGAAATACCGTGCGAAGTTGCTGATCTTGTATTTAGCAATATTAACTATGACCAAGCGTCCAAGGTTCAGGCGATGGTGAACAGCCAATGGAATGAAGTCTGGTGGGTATATCAGTCGCAAGATGCGTCAGAATGCGACAAGTATGTGACTTATGACTTTGTAGAAAACATCTGGACTACTGGCGACATTGACCGCACGGCGGGTGTAGATCGTGGCGAATTC